AGTTGCTACTATAGATTTATTAGTTAAAGTTTGACTTCCTGTTAATGTAGCTACTGTACTATCAATTTGTATATCATTTGCATTTGCTGTAATACCAGTTCCACCTATAACATTTAAAGTTACATCTCCAGAAGCTCCACCTCCTGTCATACCAGTACCTGCAGTAACTGCAGTTATGTCTCCAACTGTAGGTGTTTGAAAAGAAGGCACCGCTCCAGCACCTGCACTTGTTAAAACTTGTCCAGAAGTTCCTGTTGCTACTGCAACTGGATTACCGGAAGTATCGTATGAAATTATATTACCATCTGTACCTGCAGCCATCTTAGCTAGTGTTACGGCATCATCTTGAATCTCTGTGGTCGCCACCCCTAAATCTTTTATTGTTATTGCTCCAGAACTAGCAGCAAAGTTATCTGAACTAAATGATGCAGCTCCTTTAGCAGATGTAGAAGCATCAGCTAAATTAAGTGTAACATCTCCAGAAGACCCGCCACCTGTTAAATTTGTACCCGCTGTAACTGCTGTAATGTCTCCAACTGTAGGAGTTGCAAAAGTAACTGCCCCCAATCCATCTGTAGTTAAAACCTGAGCAGAAGATCCGTCTGCTATAGGTAATGTGTAAGCTGATAAAACAAAATTTGATCCATCACCTTGAATAATTTTACCTGCTGTTGTAGCTAATCCAGCCACATCCTGTAGTTGTGCATCTAGTCTTGTGTTAGCTACAGTTCCAGTTGTTAATGCTGTTGCGTTTAAATCTGTAAGTGCTGAACCGTTTGAAGCTGGTAGTGTTGCTGGAAATCTTGCATCAGGTACTGTTCCAGAAGTTAATTGTGTTGCGTTTAAAGCTGTTAAGTTACTTCCATTGTTTGCAACAATGTTTCCGCTTGAATCTAGGATAACAGATTTGGATGCAGGTAAAGTTACAAATACATTTTTTGTTCCTGCAGCAAAATCTACTGCACTATCAGAATTTGATGATGAAATAATAGTAGTTCTAGCTAAAGTGCCAGCTCCTACTGTTCCTAATCCAACTTCAAATTCACCGTCAGTAGTGTTTACAATTGCATAATAAGTTGTATTTGCATTTCCAATAGCTGATGAAAAAGTTTCAAATCCTGTTACTGCTCCTGCAAGAGTAAGTGTACCTATACCAGTAGTGGTAGAGGTTTCTTTAACTCTATCATTTACGACTAATGCCATTTATTTCTCCTTAACCAGATATTCTTAATATAGCTGCTGATGTAGTAAATGCTGGAAACTGTACTGTGAAAGTTCCCGACGTAGCTGTTTTATCTGCTCCAAAATCTAAAACCGCAACTGCTGCATTAGTAACTGCAGAAGATGTATTATAGATTAATGCACCTCTAGCTGTCAACGTTACACCAGTAAATGATAAATCTGCAAAGTCAACAATTGCAACACCTGATGCAATTGAAGTATTTTGACCTGCTAATGGATCACCGCCGGCTGCGTAAGTACCTGTGTTAGCTACTTCGTTAGTTGAAGCGTACGCAGTTGTTGCTGAGTTTAGAGTTGCTGAAGAAGTATAAAGAGCTAGTTTAAAAACATCACCACCAGATGATTTAAAGTTCTGATCACCTTCTAGTAATTGTTTTTTGAATGCATTTGCAATCGCTTGTGTTATAGCCATAATTTATCTCCTATTTTTTATTTTCCGATTCGAGGAACACCTGATTGATATTCATCTCTTCGTCTTCTTCCCATTTGTTCTACTGAGAAGCCTTCTACTACTTGTTTATACTTTCCTTCGTATAATTGCAAGAGATCATTAGGCCCTTTTAAAAAAGAAAATGCTTCAATTAAGCACGCATATAAAAGTCCATTGGGAAAATTTGTACTTAAATATGTAGTCGTATTTGTAGCAGATAAACCAGGGTCTTTCAAGATATAGTTTAACTGAATTTCATAAGTGGCATCTGGTGTAGGTGCTACTACAATTTTATCTTGGTCCCATAAACTGTAATATTTAGGAACTCCTGTAGCCCCAGTAGGGTTATATTCGGACATAAAACTTGTGTCCCTATAATCTAAAAAATCTCTATTATCTGGTTGTGAACTTCCATCAGAATCTACTATTTGAGCAGATCTTACAATTAGTAAACCTGCGGGTCTATTTATAAATCTATCTGAAGTGACTAAATTAGCTGTTGCATATCTTCTATTATTATCAGAATCTATATCTCTAAATATTCTAAATTCAGCATTATTAATAATGCCATCAAGAATAGTAGATGTTAAAACATTTGAATCTACTTCTGTATAATCTCTAATCTGTTGTAGTAATTCTGCGTATGTCATTATCCTTGTAGGTCAACAGGTCCTGCTGTACAACCGTTTCCTCCTCCATTTATATTACCACTTGTTGCTGTACTACTACTTTGGAAGTAATAATAATTTGTAGTGTCTCCTACTATACCACTAGAATTTATTTTGCCAACCGTAACTGTAAAACCATTTGAATTACTAATGTCTGTTACATCATCAAAAGAAGGTACATTATTAAAACCAGATGCATCTGTTGCACCTCTAAATCTAACTATATTACCCGTTGATCTATCATGATTAGGTGAATAAACATTAATATAAGTATTACTTGCATACTTAATTGTTTCAAATGGATTTGTTTGTAATAAAATTAAAACAGGTGGTTCAGTTCTTGCGGGTCTTGCATATCTTAAACCTTGTGGATCAGCTACTGTTGGTTTTGGCTCAAGCTGTGGTTGTTTTGCCTCATACTCTGAAACATGTACACGAGAACCATTCCATTCAACAACCATTTCACTATATGGAAAAGCCATACCCGAACGGTCTGAAATAAATTGTGCATATTTTCCGTTAGATAAATTAGACATTTGGATAATAAGATTTTGGAGTTATAAATGTACTAGACGAAGAACCATCTTCTTCAAGAGCTCTATTTAATTCATCTTCATATAATAATTTCATCTGTTGAGTTAGTTCTGGTTTAAATTTTTGTGATAAATAATATGAAAGACCTGCTACCATACAAGGTACAAATCTATAAGGTACATCTGCTGTATTTGTATAGTTCCCGGAATCCTGAATCCGGCTAACATAATAATAGTTAATAAAGTTTCCGGCTTCAGTGGATCCTGGAGTTAGATATAAAGTGATAGTTACTTTATCTATAAATCTTTGTACAAAATATTGTGTTGGAGTCCCTGTATCAGTTTTTGAAGATAGACCTTGATAAAATGATCTATTAATTTTAGTTAAAGAAAAATCTACATTAGAAGAATTTCTATAAACAGCTTCTAATATATCATCTACACCATAGATAGCTGTAGCATCAGAAGTACCATCTGTTGCTGACCTATACATTGTATAAACTGCTTGACCATCCACTAATGTAATAGAATTATTTCCAACTTCCCAATAATGTAAACCTCTATTACCCCATTCTTGAAACATTATATTTAAAGAACGTCTAGCTGTTTTTACATCATTACCAGAATAATCAAATCTACCTATTCTCTCATAGGCTTCAGTTATTATATCATCAATATAAAAACTTGATTCAAAAGTTGTTGTTCCAGAGGTTGTCATTAACTTAAGCTCCTGTAATTGTTACTGTAACGCTTCCGCCTGCTCCTGCTAAATTGTAAACAATACCATTTTCAAACTTTATACCTGAACCTGGAATATAAACTTCTAATCCTTCAGTTCCATATTTATAAACAGCTACTGCTGTTCCTGGTGCTCCAGCATCTGCTGAATCATATAGAGTTAAAGTAGAGGCTGCTACTCCATATCCTTGAATAGAAGTAACTCTAGCTCTACCTGCTCTAGATAAAGTAGCTGCACCTATTACTGCTAAATTTAATGTTGTTTGGTCTGAATCCATATTTTTCTCCTTAATCTGCTGATAATCCCGGACTAGAATATCTATCTGTAAATAAAGTATACGCAGTCACATTTGTTTTAGTTTTACAAAAAATTCCTTTTGGGAATAAAATTCCATCTGATGGAAAATTTAAAGTAAGTACATCTCCAGTAGGAACATCTACAACTAATAAAGTCGATCCTGTATTTGAAGTTGTAGTTAATTCTAAAACACCTGCTCCAACACCATCTGATGCAACTGATATTGCTCTTAATCTTACCGGTGGTGCAACTATCGCATCTGCTCCTGCCGCTGCTGCTGATCTTGTTGCTTGTATATCTTGTGATCCCATATTCTATCCTATTAAAATTTTTAAATGTGGGCCGAAGCCCACATTAATTAATTATTTATTATACTAATTCAGGTTGTCCTTCGCCTGCTTTAGCATTGTCTACGACAGTATAAGTAAATACACCTGTAACAGTTCCTGTACCTGCAGTTGCGCCTACTGAAGCAGCTACTGTAGCATTAGCAGGAATACCTGCTGGAATAACTAAAGCGCCATCGGCACCTTTAAGAGTTCCTTTTGTAACTGAAGCTACTTCATTAAAGAAGCCATCTACATCAGCTGTAGTTCCTATATCAACTGTAGAACTTGCACCTGTGGATGCTGCCACTACTGAAAATGAAACAGGTATAGCACCTGCTGGTAAAACAAATTGATTACCTGCTGTAGCACTTGTACCAATTCTCACTGGTGTTAAAGCTACTGCTGCTGCTGCTGCGTCAAATGAAATTACTTCTGATAGAAGTAATACACTTGGAGTTGCTCCA